TATGTTGAGTTAATTGATCAATTTTACCTTTAATGTCTATATCTTTAGAATATGAAGCATTTTCATTTATATCTCTATAATTTTGAGAAGGAGGAAATGAATTCATCTTTTTTTTAGCTTGTTCTTTTGTTTTATAAGGACCAAATTCTTGTCTTATACCTGGAGAGAATGGGTTATCCTGTACATAGTAGTATTGGTTGCCTCTTTTTTCAATAGCTCTATACCTACTTCTCCCACCACCAAAAGTAGAAGCAAAGCTTTCATTTTTTTGGTTTTTTAAACGTTGTGTTTTTTTCTTAGATGCTTCTTTTTTATTTGTAATATAATCTAATCCTGATTTTAAACGTTTTTTTACAGCAGGATCTTTAGCTCTCCCGTATGCTGCTCTTACCCTTTGATGGATTAAATTAATAATTTGAGATTGGCGAGCATGTGATTTTGCTTTAAAAGAAGTTTTATTTAAAGTATCTACAATATCTTGTCTAGTAGAAAATTTAATCCCTACAGTATCTTTTGGATCTTCGTCTGTGTAAAGTCTACGACTACTACCTTTAGGTTTTTTACCTGTACCTTTTTTAGGATCTTTTTTTTCATCTACTGGATCATATCCAGAACCATAAGGAGCAGCTTTACCATCATGATTATTAGCTACATTTTCTAGCATTGATCTATTTACAATGTTATAAACAGTTTCTTTTTCAGATTGAGGTAATTCTGCTGGAAGATATTTAGTAAATTCTTCAGGATCCTTAATTGCTTTTCTAGCATTAGTTCCACTCATACCACTATCAGCAGTAGTAATTACTTTTACTGATGTATTTGGGTATTTAGTTTCGATATCTCTAGTACGAGTAGCAATATCAGCCATATCATCTTCTCTACCTTCACGAGCACCAATAGTAAAATAAACTTCTTCTTCAGGGTTATTTTTTACATAACGATAAATGTCTCCTATAGGAGCTTTTGAAGGTATAATTTCAACCTTATCACCTAAAAGATCTTTATAAATACCCCAAATCTCTAATGATTGTTCTTGACCAATACCATCTCTAACTCCAGCACCTACATAGATAATAAGTTTATCTATTTCAGGATATGATTCTAATGTTTTTTTAACCACATCAAAGTGGCCTTTTGTAGGAGGTTTAAAACCACCACCATACAAAGCTGTTACACTTTCTTGTTCAAGTAAAGGACGGATTAATTCTCTAACTAATTTATTCATGAAGTTAAGAATGACTTAAGTTTAGATTGAGCTTCTTCAGCAGAAACAACTTGTTGAACCATATTACTTACTTCTTCTTTAGACATTAATTTACGAATCTCGTCTTCTGTTTTTTTCTTGTTTTCTATAGAACGAGCTTTTTGCTTGTCTGTTTTTGGTTTAGTATTTTTTGGTGTATAAGGAATAATGTACTTATCAATAATATCATCTAAGTTCTGGGCATCAACTAATCCTTTATCTGTAGTAGTTGCAGTAAATTTTTCACCAAATAAATTAAGATAAGGAATAAAATTTTTAGTTACATTAGCCCAAGTTTGCATTACAATACCAGGCATTAAACTTCTATCTTTACCTCCAGAGCGTTCAAATCTTTCTTCATTTCTCTTTAAAGATCTTTCTAGTGAAGCATAAACATAAACCATAAATACCTCATAACCAGCTGATTCTAAGGTATCTTTAAGTTGTTCAGTTTTTTTATACGAAGCAGCCGTACCATCAATTACAATGTTTTTACGTTGCTCAATTTCTTGTGCTAATTTATCATTATATGATTTCATTGCTGCTTGCATTGCTCTAGCAGATTTACTTCTATCTTCAGCATCTGCATTTTTTAAATCTAAAGATACATCAGCATCTTTTAAATTTTTAATAAAATCATCATCTATATTAAGGGTAGAAAGTCCCATTCCTGAGATAATATCTCCTGCTATTGAAGATTTACCTGCACCTGGGGCACCTGCTAGGATAACAGCTTTAGGGGCATCTTTTGCCTCTAGGAGAATTTTTACTAATGAAATCATAAACGCACGTTTATAATAAATATTATAAGTTTCTTTTAGCTGATGTTCTAAATTCTGTGAAAACTGGTTTGTGTTTAGGGTTTTCTAGATCGAATAATTTTTTTACAGTCATGAAAATATCAAGATTTTCTTCTTGGCTACGATTTGATTCATACATTTCCCACCCTTTACCTTGAATTTTACCTTCTTTAGGACCACGCTTAGATGATTTTAACCATAAAACACCATATCTGTCTGGAGTATGTCCAAAACATTCCTCGTAACATTTACCGTAAACCGCAGTTTGAAGATCGTATGTTGTTTGGAGATGATTAGATGTTTTAAAATCTATAATCCAAAGCTCACCATCAATTTTACAAAGCATATCACAAGTACCTGCTACTTTAATTTCATCTGAAAATAGATGTACTTCAGTTTCAACTAATTCTGGTTTGTATTCCTCCCAAAAATCAACAAAACGTAAGAACATTTGCCAAACTAATGTATCGTATTGAGGGTGACCTGATTTAGATAGAAAATTTAATTCTTTACCATTTAGATAATCTTCGATCATCTCATGTGTTTCAGTACCTTGATCTGATGCTTTACGAACAATGTGCTCGGAAGCATAACCTACTTTTTTTAACCAATCTTCAAAAAATTTACCTTTTGGGTAAGCTCCTAAAACATAGGTAATGGATGGATAAAATTCACCATTACGTTGGTAATAACGAGAGTCGGGCATTGTAATCTGTTTAGCATCCTCAGATACTTCCAAAATACGCTTGTAAGAATTTTTTAAAACTTTCTTACTCATACAAATTGTAATTTTTTAGCCATTAAATCATATTCACTTAATGGTGTTGTTTTTTGAATGAGATTGGTAATTGAGTTGAATCCCATTTCAGATGGGTCTTTTTCTTCAAGATCAACCAGGTAAACTTCTTTACCTTCATTCATTAAATATTCACAAAACTTAACGGCATCTTTTTGAGCGTCCTTATCTAAAGCTATATATATTTTTTGTACCTGTGAGGTAACAATTTTTTTCATTAATTCTCTTTGAATATGTTTACCTAAAAGTGGGATAGCATTTCGTTTAATTGCTAAAGCATCAAACATTCCTTCACATAAAACAAGTGGGGAAGACCAATTAATAAATAATTCAAATGGTACAATATCCTTACTCATTGGTGGGTTTTTATACTTAACGGGGCTGTGCTCATTAAAGTTACGAGCCACGAAGTAATTTAGCGTTCCTTCGTGGGAATACGACGGTATTATAATCATCTTATCATAGACACCACCCTCGCAATAACCAATATTGTAGCGCAGTATATCCGCCTTAGTTATTTTACGACGTTTAAGATAAGCCACAGCTTGTCTACCAGTCATATCACTTTTACTCATTTGAGTAAATGCTTTAAATTCTTTAGGTAACTTAACTGCTTCAACTTTAATATCAGCATTTCGGTAATCTACATAAGATACATGCTTTTTAATTTCAGCAATTTTATCTGCTGGAGCTTTAGCTTGTTTAAGTAGAGTAACTAGATTGGTACCTTTTTTATTACAAACCCAACAATGCCATGGGTTTTTCTTTCCTTCAGAAAAGTTTATTTCTAATTTAGGTTTAGCATGATGACAAAAAGGACAATTGTGTGCCTGATTACCTCTTGCAGTTGGTTTTCCAACTCCTAAAACCGAATTTACAATGTTAACTAATAAATGGTTTACCATATAGGTAAATGTACGGAAATTATTTTATATAACCTAATTGTTATATTTATTTAATCAAAATCTTTTCTAAAAAACTTACCAAGAATATTATCATTAAAGTATTCATCTGGTTTAATTAATACTTCATAAATAAATAGTGCTTTAGTTTCTTCATAAGTTAATAACTTTTTACTAGGTACACAAGTTAAAATTTCACGTTTAAAATCATCTTCTTTACCATCTTTAATTAATGCTAAAATTTCTTTATGTGAACCATAATAGGTTTTCCAATCAGATTCTTTAACTACTTTTTTAAATGAAGGTTTGCGACCTTTTTCACCTTCATATAATGCTAAATCTCTTTTTGTTAATTTAGTTTTACGAGTAAATTGTAATACTTTTTTACCAATATAGATTTTACCTGATGGCTCATGGGTTACTCTATATACAAACCCAAATGTTAAAGGAGGGAAATCCTCTACTGAGGTCATTTCCTCACCTTTATAATACCAATTCATAAGTTAACGGTCTAT